TGTAAAGTCCAGCTACCTTTTGAACCATCCACTACATTTCCTTCAGTTTTATGTTCATTATTTAAGTGTAAATCCCCTGTATAAACATGTCTCCACACATTACCACTAGCACCTAAATCGTATGTATCATTAGCTCCAGGTACGACATGACCCGTTGCAGTAATTGCGCCTGTACTAATAGCTCCAAGAGCAGAAAAAGTACCAGATACATCAATAATATTTGTCCCATTAGAGAAAACTATTTTTATACCTTTGTCCGTTCCAGAAAAAGTAGGACCTGTCCCTGATAAAGTTTTAAACTGCACGGTATGATTACCTACAGTGCTATTAACAATTACATAATTTTTTTCAAGTGAGTTTGGTATTGTAACTATTTGATTACCCGAAATACTTCCTGTAAGTTCTATGATTGCATTTCTTGCGTCTGAAGATGATGTAGAACCATCTACAATGGCTAAGTCAGTTTGTGCAGCACCACCAGCAATTGATTTTGCTAAGTAGCCTCCTACCTCTTGCTCAACAATTTGTAAATTAGTATTAGTGATAGTTCCCCATAGACCAGCTTTTTCACCGGTAGTAATTAACTCAACCCCTAAATCTGTGTAACTTGATGCCATAATTTATTATATCCTTTCTAAGCAGCTAAATCAACTTCTGTCCAAACGTTTGTTACTCCTGGATTAATTTCTGCCCATGCTGTTATTATAGGATTGCCTGTATTTGTTTGTAGTTGAATACCTGTAGGGATAACAACTCCAGTACCTGTAACTGATACTGAACCTGCAGAGGTTGCCATTTGTTGCCCTGAAACATCGTATTTAGTTGCTTGAGAAGCAGTCCCTATGCTAGAAGCCATTTGAATTCCTGTAACAGCAATTGTTGCATTACCTGCAGTGCCTTCTTCACCCATAGACATTGTTAATTGTTGACCAGATACTGCAACAGTATGATCTGTAAATGCAGATTCTGAACCAATTGAAGAGGTCATTTGAATTCCAGTAACAGGAACGTTACCAATACCAACAACAGATGTACTTCCTATTGCTGTGTTTAATGTGTGTTCTGAAACAACTACAGAAACATTTCCGTCCGCAGAAACCGAGAATGTTCCAAACGTCATATTCAATTGGAATGCACTAATTTGTCCACCAGTCGTTGTAGCAACTTCTACAATTGGTACTTCGATAGTGTCTGGACTTTGAGTTGCAAAAGGTGCTTGAGCAAATGCAGTTAATGTATCTTGTGTAAATTTCTTGTTAGAGATTGACATCTCTATACCTGTTAAAGGCACTCCAATATCAATACCTTCTTCTCCAATTGAAGTTGTCAATTGACCAACAGTAGTTACATTCACTAATGCTGAGGTACCTGAAATAACTTGACCTGTACTAATTGTAGCTTGAGATCCTGTAACAGGAACGTTAGCAGTTCCAGGTGTACCAGAGTTTCCTAATGAAGCTGTAAGAGTATTACCTTGAGGATAAGCAATTATATCGTTTGCTTCTGATGCGATTGCCGCTTCAGCATATGCGGTTATTCCAAAGGCCATGGGTTACGCCTCTTTTTTTTCCGCTACCTTTTCTTCTTCTGGTAATTCTTTAGTCAGCAGATCAGAGTAGTGTTTTTGTATGATTTCTAAATCGTTGAACTCAAAACTTAAATTACTCATTTTAGAAACAACACTTTGTATTTTTTGTAAATACACTTTACCTTTATCAGACAACTTTTCACTATCGTATTGTTTTTGGTCAAAGTTAAAAATCATTACATCTCTTTCAATTCGAATCTGTATTTTTTACCAGATTTATTATTTAATATAAATAAATGTTCTGCACCCTCTTGAATAGTCCAATTACCTTTTGTACCATCAACAGCGTTACCTTCAGCTTTTGCTTCGTTAGTTAAATGTAAGTCACCAGTATACACATGTCTCCAAACATTGCCATCAGCTCCTAAATCGTAAGTGTCGTTTGCTTGAGGTAAAACGTGGTCTACAGTAATATTACCAGTTGTAGTCAAAGCTCCTGAAACAGCTAAAGTAGAACCATCAAAAGTAAGATTAGCTTCTGCATTTTGTGCATCAGCACCAGTTGCGGTAACAATTCTGTTGTTTGAACCATTAGCCATAAAGTCAGATACATCAACAGAAATAGCGTCTGCTGCAACATCGATACCAGTACCAGCTCCAACGTTTAATGTTACATCGCCTGACGTACCACCACCTGTTAAACCTGAACCAGCAACAACAGAAGTTATATCTCCAACTGTTGGAGTTTGAAAAGATGGTACTGCTCCAGCTCCCGCTGAAGTTAAAACTTGTCCAGAACTTCCAGTAGCCACTGCTACAGGATTACCTGAAGCATCAAATGAAATAATATTTCCATCCGTACCTGATGCCATTTTAGCTAATGAAACAGCATTGTCCGCAATCTGGGCTGTGTCTATAGCATCGTCTGCCATTAAGGCATTCGTAATTTGATCATTTGCAATGTGGGCTGTGTCTATTGAACCGTCAACGTATTGATCGCTGTCGACACTGTTCGCTGCCATTTTGGCAACAGTTACATTGCTGTTTACAATAGAAGCAGTTACTACAGCGTCTGCTGCAAGTTGGTCTGCACCTACTGCATCATCGCCAATCTTAGCTTGAGTTACTGCATCGTTTTGAATTTCTGCTGTAGCTACTCCTAGATCTTTAATTGTTATTGCTCCAGAACTAGCAGCAAAGTTATCTGAACTAAAAGATGCAGCTCCTTTAGCAGATGTAGAAGCATCAGCTAAATTTAGTGTAACGTCACCTGATGTGCCGCCACCTGATAAGTTTGTACCAGCTACAACAGAAGTAATATCTCCTACTGTAGGTGTTTGAAAAGAAGGGACTGCTCCAGCACCTGCTGAAGTTAATACTTGTCCTGAACTACCTGTTGCTACTGCAACTGGATTTCCTGAAGTATCAAATGAAATAATATTTCCGTCTGTGCCTGGAGCCATCTTAGCTAATGTCACGGAATCATCTGCTAATTTTCCAGTAGCGATACTTGCATCAACTAATTGTGATGCATTAATTGTTTTGTTTGTCAATATTGATGTTGAACTATTTGTGACTAAAACAGAATTACCACCAGAGCTTGGCAGTGTTAAAGTGTTAGTAGCACTCTCTGAGTGTGGTGCACCAATAAGTGTCTGTGCGTGAGCGTTACTAGACTCACAATAGAATTTAATCTGTGATACAGCACCGCCATCATTTTTAAGATCAATAAGACCACCCTCAATAAATAAATCATGAGGTAAAGTTACATGATTGTTTGCGTCTTCAATAACAGATTTAGATGCAGGCATTGTACAAAATACATCTTTAGTTCCTGCTGAAAAGTTAACTGCATTGTTAGAATTTGAAGATGTGATAACAGTAGTTCTTGCTAATGTATCGGGTGTTGCATCTGTAACAGTTCCTAAGCCAACCTCAAAATCTCCGTTCGAGGCTGTTATAGCGTAGTAGGTAGTATTAGAATTACCGATAGCTGCAACAAATGATTCAAAACCTGATACTGCTCCACCAAGATTTAACGTACCTGTTCCAGTTGTCGTTGAAGTTTCTTTTACTCTATCGTGTACTACCAATGCCATGTTAACTCCTTTAAAATTATGCTATTCTTAAAATCGCAGCAGATGTAGTGAATGCAGGGAACTGGATTGTAAATGTTCCAGATGTTGCAGTCTTATCTCCACCAAAATCTAACACAGCCACCGCATCAGTGGTATTCGAACCACCATTAGTTTGAGTGTTGTAAATTAAAGCTCCTCTTGCAGTTAATGTAACTCCTTGAAAAGATAAGTCAGCATAATCAGTAATAGCTATGCTTGAAGATACTTTCACTCCACTGTTGACTAAAGCTTTTCCGCCTGCAGTATAACCTGATGGTGAAGTTACTTCAGTGTTACTTCCCCCGCCTGGGTTAGTTGAATAATTTGCTGTTGATTTACCTAATGTTGCTGAACTGGTGTACATTGCTAATTTGAATGTATCTCCACCTGAGCCGTTAGCATCAAAATCGTGACTGCCCTGCAGCAACTCTTTTTTAAAAGTATCGCAGATTGCATTTGTTGTTATTGCCATAATATTTCTCCTTTTAATTAGTATTCGGAGATGGTGAAGGAATTTTTACTCTTGGTACTCCATCATCATACTCCGCTCGTCTTCTTCTGCCCATTTGTTGTAGAGCAAAATTCTGTACCTCTTCATTATACTTTGTTTCATACAGCTTGTACATATCCATAGGGCCTTTTAAGTATCTAAAGGCTTCAGTTAAAACGCCATGTAATAACATTGATTCTTGGTTTGTAGATATGTAAGTATTTGAAGTGCTTGTAAATTGTGGTGGTGTTTTAATGTAATTAATTTGCACAGTATCTGCGCTTGCAGGGGTAGGTGCAACTAAAATTACTTGACCTTGTTGAACGTTATCTTCCCAATTAGCCCAATATTTAGGTTGTCCAGTTGTATTATCGTTTGGGGCAAATTCTGAAATAAAACTTGTATCTCTTTTTTCTAGAAAAATTCTGTTATTACTACCGTCTATACTTTGAACAGATCTCACTATTATAGCATCACCTGGTAATATGACGTATCTATTACCTGCCGTAAAAGTAGATGTTACATATTTTCTCAAATCATCATAATCAACTTTTCCTGCAATATCTAATTCTACAGATCTTATGAAATCATTTACAATTGTATCAGTTAAAACTGTGTTACTAACTTCAGTATAGTTTCTTACTTGTGTTAAAAAATCTGAATGTGTAATAGCCATTATGTAATACTCACTTCCGTTAATCCTACAACAACACTTAACTCTCTTCTTCTATTTTGTAAAGATGGATCAGCAGGTTTCATAGTGCTTATCACTACACCACTAAGTGTTACATCTTCTCCTGGCTGTGCTGAAATAAAAGCAAAGTCTCCAGGAAGAGTTAGGTTAGCATTTGCCATTCCTTGTCCACCTGATGAAGCAATTACTCCATCTATATTGGTAGGTGTTTGAAACTTCATGTTTCTAGAATTTTGTAAAGCAATTGCATCAGCAGTTACATGTTTTCTTCTAATTTGTGGATGCTTAGGTTCGAATTCAGAAGTGTGAACTAATGAACCATTCCATTCTTTGACCATCTCTATGTAAGGAAATGCCATGCCTGATCTGTCGGATATTGCCTGACTTCTTTTTCCTGTTGCCCATTTAGCCATAATTATATTCCATTAGGGTAAAAAGATTGAGGTGTAATATATGTAGATGCTCTTTGTCCATCTTCATCAAGAGCTCTTTTTAATTGATCTTCATAAATTAATTTATTTTGTTGCACAAGTTGAGGTGCGTTTTTCATTGCTAAATAATAAGCAAGACCTGCTACCATGCAGGGTAAAAATCTAAATACAACATCTGCATCATTTCCGTAAGCTCCGGCATCTTGTATTCTTTTGATTACATAATATTTTAAAACTGTGTAAGTATTTAAGTCTGGTGCTTGGTATAAATATATTTTAGGAATTTCTTGTCTATCAACATAGTATTGTGAAGGTTGTCCTTTAGCTAATTTATTTGGTAATGCTGCATAAGCAGATCTATCAATTTTTGTTAAAGATACGTCTTGTGTGTTTATTGAGTTTGCACCTGCTGCAGTTGTAGAGACAAAAGCTTCAAGAACATCGCTTACAGCTGAGTCAACAGCATATTCTGCTTGACCTGATACTAACGTGTTTTCATGTAGGGATACTTTCCAAAGATGGATACCTCTGTTGGCCCATTCTGCAAATAATAAATTAAGACTAGTTCTTGCTGATCTAAGACTGTAACCACTAGTTGTGGCCATTCCACATCTTTCGTAAGCTTCTTGTATGATTTCTTCTATAGATAAATCAAATGCTGTAGTCCCTGAAGTTGCCATTAATATCCTTTTTGCGGTTGTACAATTTCTTGGATTGTACCACTTTTTGACTAAACTTTGAAGACCTTAGGTTTTTTGCTATTAGGTTTCTTTTTGACTTGTAATCTTCTCTTTTTTTCACCTCTAGCTCCCCTAAGCTTACCATCTATTTGTGCTGTTATTTGTCCTCGTCCTATTGCCATAATTTACTTTACCATTTTTATATTTATGTTGCCAGATACTGTATCAGAATTACTATTTTTTAAAACCATATGATCAACAAAACTTGGAAACACCAGTAACTGTCCTTGCCTACATTCTGGTTTAAAATTTTCTTCAAAAACACTTAAGTTATCACATAAGTTTGTTTCATAGTACGAGGTTATTAATTTTACTGATGGGTTTATAAAGACAGTATTAGATTTATCTATTTTTTTATAAATAACAAAAGAAAAATGAGATTGCGGGTGATTATGTATTTCTTGAAAATCATTTTCTTTGTAATGGTTTTCCCAAATATTACTTAACTCTAAATTATGTGGTCCCCTTATATCTTTACTTATTAATTTAGATACACAGCCTAGAAGATATGTTGCACTTTCATCATCTATCTTTACTTCTGATTCATGTGATGCCTCTGTACCAGACAGCCATCTTTTCTTAAATGTTTGATTTTTTAATTTTATTTTATCTACATCTACATTTGAAATGTAAATTGGAATAGAAAATAAATCTAGTTTCATACAAGGTCGATTGCTTTTCCTGTAATTGGTTTGTATTTAGTTTTGTTTTCTTCTTTATATGCTCTCATATACTGAGCTCTTGGGTGGTAAGGTATGTAGCTTGCATGGATCCATCCGCTATTGGGTTGTCCAGGCGTGTAGTATTCGAGAATCAATTGATCCGTTTCACAGTTCATTTTTACCCAATCAGCTACTTCAGCATTATCAACTCCTACACATTCAAAATCGCAAGCCTCAGCTTTGCAGTGTTGTGAATTAACTGAGCTACCAATAGCAGCACAAAGTTCTGGTGAACGATACCCGCTAGTCACCTTAACTCTACCAAAATGATCACGCACTGGCTGTAAAATATTTTCACAAAGCATTTTTAGTTTATCTATCTGATCAGCATTAGGTTCATTATCAATACCCTTACGTACGGCTGTATCTGATTTGGTAAGTTCTAAAAGAGTGAAGTTACGACTTAAATTCATTTATATCTTTCTTAGTTTAATATTAACTTTTTTATCGACAAAGATCCATCTATATTTGTCTCAAGTTCTGCCATAGATTTTATGCATTGATATCTAACATGTCCTTCAGGTTTTAACTGACGTTTTGCGGTACGCTTGCCTTTGAGACATTCAGACATTGACTCCTGGATACGTGCTTCCTTGATCTCTCCTTGTACAATCATAAGCAGGGCTACAATTAACTCAGTCATGACTACCACTTCCATTTGCTCTTACTTTATCTTTTAATTGTTCAACATCATCCAATGCTTTTTCTAGTTGTGCTTTTAAAAATTCTATGTTGACTTTGTTTGTCATATTCATCTCTTGGGTCTGTTCCATTTTCTCTACAGACTTATAAAGATCTTCCAATAAAAAATGTTGCTCCTGGTCTACCGGAACCTGTTCAGATTTTTTAAGTAAATCATTTTCAAATAACTCACGTGATGTCTCTAGAGATACCAATCTTGAAGTGAGCTCAGTATATGCGAACACTCCAGCTACAACACCAGCAATAATCATTAGCATATTTTTAACTGGCATACTTACAGAGGTGTTTTCACTAATTTTCATTTTTAGGTCCTATGATTTTATCATTCATTAATTTAATGTCAGGATTTTCTTTTTTGTAATCATCTTTCAATTCATCCCATTTACTTTTACCATCTGCGGGTCTGTTATCTAATTTAACTGGAGTAACACCAATACATTTTGATACTAATAATCTAAA